CAGTTCATTATGTTCGGCGGTGTAGCATTGACACCGTATATTCTTTTAGCAAAGTCCGCGGCAAAGGAGAATATCGGGCTTGAAGCCAAAATCAATGATCTGACGAATTCCTTCCAAAAATTGCGCGATGAGCTCGTTGTGTATATTGTGCCGCATCTGGATAGCGTGACGAAGTTGGTGAAAAGCGCGGCGACTTGGTTTGACGCTCTCAATCCGCGTATAAAAAAAGTTTCCGCAGATTTCGTCATTTATGGTTCCGTGCTGCTTATATCCGTCGGAGTGATGTTGAAATTCGTGCAGTTTTTGGCTTTGATTAACGGTGCTCTCCTGATCACCATTGCGCGACTCAATACGGCCATACCACTTATGGCTGTTTTCCAGACGTTCCGTTTCATGGGGCTGACGACGGATATTGCGGTCCTGGTGGCGAACGTCGGGGCGCTTTATCCTCTTGTGTTAATTGTCGGGACCGCCTTTGCTTCCTGGAAGCTCGGTTCGTTGATTGCCAATATCGAAGGCGTCAGCAATGCCTTGTCCGGACCGGACGGCCTTTTCACCAAGATGTTCCTCTGGATCGACAGCAAGAACATCCTCGGCAAGATGGAGAGGCTGGTCAAGTTGTTGGCTATCGTTCCTGGTCCATGGCAGGCGGCGGCGAGCCTTGCCAACGCTGGAATGAACATATCAAAAGGTTTGGGCCAGTCAACACAAGGGATATCTTCCAATGTGGACCTGGGGAAAATCTCTATCGAGAAGATCGTTTCCTGGATTGATCTGGCCAAGACCAAGATGGCGGACTTCGCCGCTGGGTTCAGGTTGCAGCTTTCCGAGTCTATCAAGGACCTGGCCAACTGGGGAAAATTCGGCAAAGAAGTCGCGGTTGACATGATCTCAAAGATGAAGACTGTTACGAGCGACTTTTTCTACAACGTCTTTACCGGCCAGATTCAGAGTGCCATGGACGTCTTTGCCGAGTTTGGGCGCTATATCTTGAGGGTTATTTCGGACATCATCGCTCAATTCCTTGTTCTGAAGATCGTCGGAGGTTTTCTCGGGATGGGTTCCGGAGCCCTGTCGACGACGAGTTCAGGGATGGTGTCGAGTTCGGCCGCGGCGTTAAATCCGACGATAGGTTTTGCCGACGGCATTGAAAGCGTCCCGTCAACCGGGCTTTATAAGCTCCACACTGGCGAGGAGGTCGTGCCGCGATATGACGCTGGAAATGAACGAGCGATTGAAGTAACGATCCATAATTTCATCACTCCGGAGGCGGTGGCCATGGCCATGAGCGGCAAAGAGGGCAAGGGGGTTATCGTCAATGTCATCAACGAGGATTCCCTGCGCTATGGCACGACCAAAAGAGAGGTGATGCGGCGATGAGCGATTTTAATCCTAAACGCGAATCAATCGAAGAAGTCCTTGATTTCAATGTCCTTATCTCCGAGGCCGAGAACGGCGCGGAGCAGAGGCGGCTTGTCCATGCCAACGATGTCATTGGTTTTCGAGTTGAACTTCCGGCAATGACATATACCCAACAGAAGGTTTATAGGGATTTCTTCGTCGGAAAATACGGCGCCTTGACATCGTTTACCATGACGAACCCTTTCGATAACACAGAATATACCGTGCGTTTTGTGCCTGGGTCATTCAAAACGACTTTTAAGTCAGGTGTATTTAAGACGACATTTGACTTGGTGAGGGTATCCTGATGCTTAACACAACTCCTACTTTTGCTCAGGAACTCAACAAACCGACGAACCAGCCGATCTTCCTTTACACCCTTTTTTCTTACGATGGGGCAAGCGACCTTAATCTTGCGGGAGACAAAACAAACGTCACCTTTGACGGCGTCGAATACACGGCGTTCCCGATCAGTCATGACTTGACGGCGGAAAATTCCCAGGGAGAAATCAATTCCGTTAACTTAACGGTTTCGAATATCTCCAGGCTTCTCCAGGGATATCTGGAAACATACGACCTGCGCGACAAGAAAGTGCGCATCCGCATGGTGTGGAGAAATCGACTTGCTTATCCAGCCGACAAAATCGACTTTGAATATTACATCGACAGCTATACCGCAGATCAGGACAACGTTGTTTTTTTACTTCTGCCAAGGATTAGCGCCCTGGGCCTCAAGGTTCCGGCACGTATATATTCACGTAATTACTGCCAGTGGAAAAATTTCAAGGGGACCGAATGCGGCTATGCCGGGGCCGAGACCGAGTGCAACAGGACGAAGCAACGTTGTAAAGAGCTCGGTAATTATAAGCGCTTCGGAGGGTTCCCGAGCATACCGACGAAGCAGTTGCAGGTGGTCTAATGGACGTCTCTTTGGTCAATCAATATCTCGGCATCCCTTACAAGCACATGGGTCGCGATAAGAGCGGTCTTGATTGTTGGGGATTGGTAAAGCTCATTTATAAAGATATTTTGAATATTACCCTTTGGGATATCGGCGAAGAGTACCCGGAGAATTGGTCCTTTAAGGGCAAGGACCTTTTCATGGAGAACTATCAAAAGCAGTGGCAATGCGTAACAAAGACGCAGGCATGGGATGTCGTCCTTCTCCGCAATGGGGGCAGGGTCGTCAACCACGCGGGTATTATGCTCAAAAAAGGAACCTTCATCCATTGCATCAAGGCCGGAGTAGTCTTGAGCAACGTCAATGAGAAAATCTGGAAGCCGCAAGTCGCTGGTTTTTACAGGTATCGAGCATGATCACTCTAAAATTCTACCCAGAACGATTTGGCAAGGAACGCAAGGAGCACTCGCTTGAGTTTTCCCGCGACAAACTTCTGAAGGATTATCTTGCCGAGGCTGGATACCAGGCCGATGGAAATGACGTCATCATCGAGGGCAAGGTATTCGATCGGTTTGACGTGCCGATAGATAATCAAAGCGAGATCATCGTCACGCCGAAGATCGAACTCGGAGCAATCGCCGGAGCGATCGGAACCTTGATCACCTGGGCTCAAGCGCACCCTTTCATCTTTTGGGGTCTTGTTTTGATGTCGGGTTATTCCATCTATTCTGCGGTTTCCGCGAGCATGAGGATGCGTAACTTCGGAACGAGCGGTCTCGGTATCGATGAGAGCTCTCCGACATACGGGTGGGATGGCATCAGGACGATCCAAGAAGTTGGTGCGCCGGTCAAAATCGTCCATGGGCGGCACAGGACAGGCGGCAATATCATCAACCAGTTTATTTCATCCGACGGAGACAAGCAGTATCTTAACTTACTGATTGCCGGAGGTGAGGGGCCGATCAAGAGCATCAGCAGTATACAGCTCAACGGCAACCCGATTGAAAATTACACAGATGTCGAAGTTACAACGCGGCTTGGCACAAACGACCAGACTGTCATTCCTGGATTCGAAGACCTACATAACGTCTATAACATCAATGCCCAGCTCTTAAAAAATGCAAGCTATGTTTACACGACAGTGGCCTCCGACGTCGAGGGATTCGATCTTTATTTTACTCTTCCGGGACTTTATCAGGTCGGATCGAGCGGCGCGTTCCAGAGCTGGGCTGTCACGTATCGCGTCGAGTATAAATTGCATGCGGACGAAGAATATACCGATTTGGGCGAAGTGACGATCAGCGGAAAATCGCAGACGACTGTGCGTCGTAACTATAGAAAGGACGGTCTGGCGGCAGGGCAATACGATATCCGCATCACGCGCACGTCGGATGACAGCTCCGCGGAACCGCAGAAGTCCGGAGATCTCTACCTGGCGAGCGTGGATGAGATCCAAACCGATGACTTGGAGTATCCAAACACCGTGCTTGTGGCCATCAAGGCCCTGGCGACGAACCAATTGAGCGGCTCGACGCCTAACGTGACGTGGATCGAGGAAGCCTTGCTTGTCAGCGCCCCGGCGGTCCTGACCACAGAGGGCGGCGACCTGGTGGATTGGGAAGACTATTATTACGATCCTGAGGACGAGGTGTTCCGGCTTTTTGCGGACAACTCTGCGCTTTATTGGGACGGCGAGACGTTTGTCGATCAATGGTGCGCCAATCCTATATGGTGCCTCAAGAACGATATGCTCAATACGCGCTACGGAGTCGGTGAGCACATCACGACTGATAACATCGACGCTGACGAGTTGCTTACCGAAGCGCTTTACTGCGAGACAAAGGTCCCCGACGGAGAAGGAGGATATGAGAAGCGTTTCCGGCTCGACATTGTCCTGGACTCGAGGACCGATCTCCAGGATGTTTTGATCCAGATCACGGCGGCTTTCCGAGCTTTTCCATTTTATTCTCAGAACGGGTATTCCTTCAAAATTGACAAACCGGTGGATACAGACCTTCCCTATAAGCAGATTTTCGGCATGGGGAATCTTGTTAAGGGGCAATTCAAGAATGGGTGGAAGTCTAAAAACGAGATATACAACTGGATTGAGGCCCAGTTCTGCGATCTCGACAATGACTATCAAGACGAATCCATCGTTGATCGCGACGACACGGGAATAGAGGCAGGCGATCCTATACGCCCGAAGACGGTGCGCATATTCACAACGAAGAAATCCTATGCTTTGCGCGAAGCGCGATATGCGCGTCTGGTGGCGAAGTATATTAACCGTTCCATTTCTCTTAAATGCTTTCCGGAGGCTTTGGTCTGTAAAGTCGGAGATGTGATCGGCGTTTCGCATGATGTTCCGCAGTGGGGTTTTTCAGGCCGTGTCAAGACGGGGTCAACGACGACTTCCGTTAAGTTGGACCGGGAAGTCACCGTTGAGGCGGGAAAAACATATCATTTGCTTGTTCGGTTCTCGAACAACTCTTGGGAAGAAAAGGTCGTTACGAACGCGGCCGGGACGTATTCCGAGATAACGGTGAGCAAGGCGTTCTCGCAAACTCCGGCTGATTACGATGTTTACTCGTTCGGCGAGGTGGACAAGGTTGTTAAACCATTCACGGTTTTTGGCATTGAGCGTAATCGGCAAGGCGAGGTTGATCTTCGAGCCATCGAATTCAACGTTGGCGTTTACGACGACACAGCGGTCGTTATTCCGACAAACAATTATTCAGCTTTGAGCGCGGCTATTCCGGTCGTAACGGATTTGGTGCTTTCCGAGAGGATCATTACCCACACCGATGGCACGGTGGAAATGGGGATTGATGTCTGGTTCGCCAAGCCGGACATCTCAAGTCATTATGTCAACCGTTACACAAAGGCGAGGATTTATCTTTCCGATAATGCCGGGGCCAGTTACGAGGTCCGCGGCGAGACGGACGGGGATCATTTCACGATCGTTGGCAATCTTGAGGCCGGGGTTGAATACCTTATCACAGTTGTCAGCTTGGCCGGAACAGAAGAAGCGCCCATCGCGACGGCACCCGCGGACACGATCACGTTGACCGGCAAAGGCACGGCGCCGGCCACGGTGGCGAATTTCGCCTATACCTTCCTCGATGAGATCAAGTTGACCTGGGACAAGAACGTCGAAACTGATATCGCCGGCTACGAGATCCGTGACGAGGACGATGACTGGGGAGTCAACAACAGTCACCGGATTTATTTGGGACTTACCACCACGCATACGGTCGTTCGACCCGCGTCGCGCACGCCGGGGACGTATTACATCAAGGCGATCAACTCGTCCGGACTTTACTCGGAAACAGCGGCAAGCGTTACGCCGACCAACGCCGCGCCTGCCGCGCCGACTATCGCCGCGACGCAATGGTTCGGCTTCGCCAAGATCGCCTGGCCGCAGATCACGGATGAAGACAGGAAGGGGTGTGAAGTCTACAAATCGCCCACGGGCGCATGGGCGGGGGAGGAATTTCCGGAGGTAGCGACGGGGAAGGATTCGACATCAGCCATTGTCCAGGGCAACGCGCCCGTGGACGCCGTGGCCGCTTCTCCGGACGCGACAAGCATCACGGACGCAGACCTGATCGGTAAGGGCGTCGATTATTTCGTGGGCGATCTTCTTGTCCAGACCAGTGGAGATTATTCAGGCCAGCAGGCGGTCGTGACGGCCTTTGATAACGCAACCGGCAAGGTGTCCGTGGCGTCGTGGCCGTCCGGGACGCCGACCGCCCTGGATCAGTTTGTTCTTAAAGACCGGGCGCATTATAAAGTCCGCGCCGTTGACAGTTACGGTCCGGGCGCATTCTCGGCGGCTGTGACGATCGACTTCACGCCGTTGACCGCGGATGAGATCGGCGACGCGATCATATCGGCCCGCAAGCTGATCGCCGGTGAGATTATCACGCTGTCGGCGCAGATTAAAGACGCGATTATTACGAGCGCGAAAATTTTGGAGTTGGATGGCGGCAAGATCACGGCGGAAACGATTAGCGCGACGTCCTTAATCAGCGTTCCGGCCGGCAAGATTACCGGCGGCACGATGGAAGCTCTGACCTTGATTCTGGGTTCGGGCGGTGTGTTTAGGAGCGAAAATTACGTCAAGGGTGTCTCCGGCTTTAAGCTCGATGCCGAAGAAGGCATGGAGATGAACGAGGGGGCCGTCAACGCTGATATCGTCCTGATCGAGGGGGCGCGTCTGCGGGACCAGTTTGTCGTCACGGCCCAGTCTATCACGGAGAACAAGGACGCGGGGCAATGGGAAAACGGCACAAAGACCGACGTGACGGTCGCGGACGGCAAACTCAAGCTATCGGCTGTCAACACGGCCGGGTCATTCATGAGTCAGATTTTAGATGCCGGTGCCGGGCCGAAATTCGGCACAATCCAATGGGACGAAACATATCACGCTGTCCTTAACGACGTCGCCCGGGACGGCACGCCGACGGCCTACAAGTCTGGCGGCGGAGCGGGTGAAAACCCCACAAACGCCAACGACGGTAACGACACAACATATGTCGGTTGGGGCGACGGCACAACGTGGTGGGGACAAAGAGCTTACCTGGAAATAGACCTCGGATCGGCCAAGACAATCACGAGCTTCCGCGCCCTGTGGCAGAGCCATCAGGCCATAGCCGTCAAGGGGTGGAATCTGCAATATTCAGACGACGGCGGCCCATCCGGGACATGGGTTGATGCGACGCCGCAATATTACAGCGCCGAAATCACGGCTTCTCTCGACCTTGGCGCTCATCGTTACTGGAGGATACGCACGGGCGTCAACGCGGAGTATTACGACGGCTGGCGGTTGTATACGCTGGAATTACGGATCACGAACACCAGCAATCCTGACATCAGCGTCCAGGTGAGGACGTCCGCCAACGCCGATATGTCGTCGCCGACGGATTGGTCGGATGAGTTGACGAACCCGGCTGGATCGAATATCGATGTAGATGATCGGCGTTATATTCAATACAAAGTTAACTTCTCGACAAACGCGACGACGAAGGACTATATCGAGGTCGACAATATCAAGATCAATTTCGACATTGTCGAGCCGGTGGGATATGGAAAAATTAAAATTGATGTCGATGATACCGAGCCCGGATACCTTGAAGAT